TACTGTCTTTAGTTTCTGTTTTCATGCTAATTGATGGGGACTGTGGCATTCGAAAACGCTACCGCGTTTTCTCATGCATTAATGATGGTTTGGGGTTGGGGTTAAATCTTTTTAGTTTATCCTTAGTTAAACTCTTACTTTTTTACTAAAATTAGTTACCACCTCTGGTTCACGGAAGTGTGTCACGAACTTGTGGTCTACGCTGAGAGCATTGGCTTCAGAGGCAAGAGCTGCAGTTGCACCAACTCTGCCTACCCACCATACCACTCTGAAGAGAGTGATAGCGCCACCTGAAGTACCGCTCTCAAAACGAATTTGTCGTTTGATTGGGACGTATTTAGTTATTTCGTATGGCCTGGTTTCCTTTTTGCTATTTTCACCATTTTGCACACCAGGCATCAAAATCTTTCGGTGGTGCCAGTGAACCACATGTTCATCAGCATTGATTGGTAGACAGTACCTTTCATGCGGCGTCAGTGAGGCGTCCGTGAAATCCATTCCACGCTTTGCACCAGTATAGCATCTAAAGAAGTCAGTAGCACCAACCGTACGTTGGTTCTTTGCTGAGACGAGCGCTACATTGAAATATAGTTCGTTTCCCGCAGTAGAAGCTAAATTATTCCAAACAGTCAGGCATATCTTTATTCCTGACAGGTAGATCAGGTCTCGTTCTCGTTGGTTAAGAAGATACGACGTAGTTGTTCGACGATCAATCTGGATAGGGTCATTGAAGTACGGTACATTGGTTGCGTACAATTGTGCTCCATCGCTTCGAATTCTTGTAGCTTTAGCAGTGTCTGCAACAATGTCTTCACCAGTTTGTCTTCGGGCCTTATTCTTGTAAGCTTGAGCTTTTTTTGCAAGACTTGATTGCGCGACTCGTCTTCCAAATCGGGCAATAGTCCGAGCAGCCGCTCGAGTTCTAGGGTCATTGTAAAGATCCCGCGCGCCAAGAATTGCAGCAGCTAGCTGACTATTGGCAGGTGTCACAAGCGACATTTCAGATTTATGAGCATTCCGAGTACTATAGGAGTTTTAGTACATATCAGGCTAAAGAGTCATTAGCTGTTCATAGCCGCAGAAGTCTATAGTAAAACAGTACAGAAACAGAAACAGACAGTAGGTAATAATATATCAGTATGTTTATATCCTTAAGTTTTAGGGTTACTGATATTGCTTCGCTGGCCTACTGTCTTTAGTTTCTGTTTTCATGCTAAATTGATGGGGACTGTGGCATTCGAAAACGCTACCGCGTTTTCTCATGCATTAATGATGGTTTGGGTTGGGGTTAATCTTTTTAGTTTATCGTTAGTTAAACTCTTACTTTCTTACTAAAATTAGTAATAACCTCTGGTTCACGGAAGTGTGTCACGAACTTGTGATCGACAGCCAGAGCATTGGATTCTGAGGCAAGGGCAGCAGTTGCACCAACTCTGCCTACCCACCATACGACTCTAAACAAAGTAATAGCACCACCTGATACACCACTCTCAAAACGAATTTGTCGTTTGATTGGCACGTATTTAGTAATTTCGTACGGCCTAGTTTCCTTTTGATTAGAATCAGCAGTGGTTAATTGAGGCATCAAAATCTTGCGGTGGTGCCAGTGGACCACATGTTCATCAGCATTGATTGGTAAACAATACCTTTCATGCGGAGTCAAAGAAGCATCGGTGAAATCCATTCCACGCTTAGTACCATTATAGCATCTGAAAAAATCAGTAGCGCCGATAGTGCGTTGGTTCTTTGCTGAAACAAGTGCTACATTAAAATAAAGTTCGTTTCCCGCAGTAGTAGTTAGATTGTTATACACAGTCATGCATATCTTTATTCCTGACAAGTAGATGAGATCTCGTTCTCGTTGGTTAAGAAGATACGACGTAGTTGTTCGACGATCAATCTGGATAGGGTCATTGAAGTACGGTACATTAGTTGCGTAGAGTTGCACTCCATCGCTTCGAACTCTAGTAGCTTTTGCAGTGTCAGCAACAATGTCTTCACCAGTTTGTCTTCGGGCCTTGTTTTTGTAAGCTTGAGCTTTTTTTGCAAGACTGGATTGCGCGACTCGTCTTCCAAATCGGGCAATAGTCCGAGCAGCCGCTCGAGCTCTAGGGTCATTGTAAAGATCCCGCGCGCCAAGAATTGCAGCAGCTAGCTGACTATTGGCGGGTGTCACAAGCGACATTTCGGATTTATGAGCTTTCCGAGTACTATAGGAGTTTTAGTACAAACATCCTAGCCTGGGTCATAGCCGGGGTCATTCTATAGTAAAACAGTACAGAAACAGACAGTAGGTAATAATGCTTCGACTATACCATATCCTTAACTTTTAGGGTTATTTGGCGAAGCTGGGGCTACTGTCTTTAGTTTCTGTTTTCATGCTAATTGATGGGGACTGTGGCATTCGAAAACGCTACCGCGTTTTCTCATGCATTAATGATGGTTTGGGGTTGGGGTTAAATCTTTTTAGTTTATC